AATCTGGGAACGGTATCAAATTCTGAACCTCCAATATCATTAGTTTGGCTGTTAGGTTCACCGTAAAAATATAATGGTATTCTTGCCATTGTGGTTTTACCACTTCCACCTCTTCCAAAATGAAACATATAAGGTACAAGGTACTCTAAGGGCAATCCTAATTGTTTTTTAGCAAAACCAAAAGGTGATACTAAACCATGCTTTAAACTAGTAGCTAATTTAACTTCATTACCTTTCATGAACTCAGCGATTTCACTTATTAATTTTAAAGATTGGGTTAATTCTTCAATAGTTACTTTCTTCTGTTCATATCCAATTACATCTAATGACTTAGACACCTCATTATAATAGAAACCTGATGTTTCTATTTCATTTCGTACTTCAACCATTTCATTTGCTAAACCCAATTCAATCAAAGCACTAACTAAACCTTTAAGATGTTTATTAGATAATACATATCCATGATTTTCCAAGTATGTTTCAATCTCAGGAATCAACATACTATCAGTAACAAAACTATCATTATACTTAGTAATCCACCTGATAGTGAACTTCCTACCCTCATTAGATATAGGATTATTATGAATAATCATCTCAACAGGATAACAAGTCAATACCCTAGCATAATCAGTAGTATCATTACCCTTTGCATTAAATTTTATAGTCCTAACAGCAACTTCTCTATGCTCAAAATTCATAAGAACATAAACATTATCTCTAATCTCAATTTGAAAATTATGGTGAGTGTCAAAAGGAGTTAAATGTAATTTTAACTCCCTACACACTTCCAAAGCCAACACTTTGTCATAATGTTTTGTTACAATCTTTTCAATACCATTAACTCCACTATTTGGGCTTGTTTCATGACTGTACATTTCTTCCATGATTTTAATGAGTTCTCCAAGTGTAACAGTATGATTTTCTGTTTTGTTGTATAATTCAGTTAAGAATTTTTCCACTTCTAAGTCATCTGTTCCCATCATGTAAAATTCACTAATCAGACTAGTGTATAATTCTTTTTCATAATCGACATTATACACTTTCATGAGTGTGTTATGTACATCATGTGCAGAGTTTATGATATTAACCATTCTCTACTCCTTAATCCCATATTTCAGTTATTAAAAATCCTTGATAACCTTTTTGACCTTTGGTTACTTTGATTTCTATATCTGTTAGTTCGTTTAATTTTTCGATTAAGAATTTGATGTTAATCTTTTTGAAGTGGTTATTGTATCCTGTTTCAGATTCAGGATCTATGACTGCATCTTCATTGACTAATCTCATGTATCCAAAGATTAAGTTGAAGCAGTTTTCAAGGAAGTTATTGTTTTCATGAATATTATGGATAAATCCATTTTCATCTACTTTTGGGATATTTATGTAGATTTGTAGGTAGTCTTCATCACTGAATAATCTCATATTGATTGTATCCCATGTTTTAGCTTCGTATTTTTGACCGTTGATTTCTTTTTCATCATTGATAAATAATACAAGCTCTGGTTCACCTGTTACTTTTTGACCTACTTTTAAATCGTTTAATACGAGTTTTGTTAGTCCTTCGGTACTTCTTCTTGGAATATAGTCAGTATCAAAGTCTTCGGTGTCTACTTCTATTCCTAGCATTTTCATGTCTTCTTCACTTATTGTTACACTTTTTGGGGTTATATCTTGTATAGCCATTCTTAATCATCTCCTTTTTTTAATTATCTTCTTTTTGTGTACCCAAAATCAGAAATCTCATTTAATGGGTATTCATGATGTGTATAATCATCTTCTTTTACTACCATTCCATCTGTAATGGTTACTTTTCCACTTAATCCTACATTATCGTATTTATCTTTATTTTTAAAGTAGAGAGTAACCTGACTGACTCTTTTTGTATCATACATTGCTTTTAGTATTCTTTTTCCGAGAGTATTTTCCAAATATTCTTTTGTTTCCTTAGCAGTCATACTAGTCATTTTTAATCACCACTGGAAGTATTGTCTTGTAACTCGACTTCTAAGTAGTATTCTGCTTGTCTTGGGCAGTCTTCATGGTATAGTTCTAACCAATCATCATAATTCATCTGGTTCACCTCTGTACTTTAAGCATTCCGTACAATAATTTCCTTTTTCATCTTTAAAACATCTGTATGTGAAATTAACCATGTTGTTGATTTGTTGCACTGGTTTTGGATAGTCCTTGTCTTCGGCTATCATTACCATTGATTGTTGCCCTATGTATATGATGTTACGGTCAGATGCTTTGAGTTCGTTGATAATCCTTTTGAAATTATCTGCTCTTCTTTTGAATGCAATTTGACCCTCTACATCATTAGGGGTAAGCGAGTCATTTAAAGTATCAATCCCATCAACAATTATAGTATCATACTCATCAGGTACTCGTTTAATAATACCTACAATCTCATTAGTTAATTGATTAGCATTTAAACTATAATCAACATCAATTATCCTATCTGTCATGGCAAAATTACTATCATCTATATCAAAAACTACTGCATTCAATTTGTATTTATCACAATATTTTTTAGCAACAGTAGATTTTCCTGTTCCAGTAATTCCATTAATCAGGATTTTTTTCTTCCTATCTTTTGTAGAACGAAATTTGAACTCTGTTCCACTATCTGCAATTCCCATTCTTTATGCACCCCCATTATATTCTTCTAACTCATGGCGAAGACCAGTAAGCTGAGTATTGATTTGTTTTAATTCATCTCTAATCTCAGTTAAAACAGTAACAACAGGATAAGTATCTAAATCAGCAAGAACATGATTATCCTGTGTTTTAACTGCATGAGTTAGTTGGTTAATGGATTCGATTAAGTCCTGTGATAATGAATTATTCATTCAACCACCTCAATACTACCCTGAGCAGTAGAAATATCGCACACTTTTTCTAACTCATCAATAAACTCATTAACAATATGAAAATCTTTTTGAGAGTTAGTTAATTCTTTTGCACATAAACGGAGCATTTCTATTTTCCCTCTTTGAAAGTTACAAGCTATACAAGATTGAAACTGTTCATCAGAAAAATCTACTCTGCCTTTTTTTACATCATCAACAAAAAGAAAAGTTTGATTATCAAAACTAACCAAACTTAATCCCATGATTTTATCAGGTATATCTATCATACTTATTTACTCCTCTACAAAAACTTGAAGATATTTTATTTTTTCATCACCTGTGCCTCTTTTGTTGCAGACTTGGGCAATGTATAGTGTATCCCCTGCTTTTAAAGTCAGAGGTTTACGGTTATATTCAACATTAAATTCATCTGCTAAGTCTTCATGACCCATGAAAGATTCAGCACCCTCGATAAGAAACTCGAACACTTGTTTGCTAATCCATACAAATGAAAGTCTTCCTTTGCTCATTTCAAGGAGCATTTGGGCTGAGATACTATTACATAAATATTTAGTCAATTATACACCCCCATTTAATAGGATATTTGCTCTTTTTTCTCTATCATTAACTACATTGATTTCTTTTTTAATTGAAATCAGATTAGTTAGTTGTTTGTTATTTCTATGTTCACAGATAAGCCTAACATGAAGATAATCATTCCCACCACTTTTTTGGATTTTATAAATACAAAGCTCCTTGTTATCACAATTATCTAACCTATGAAACATTTCTTGAACTTCTAACGGAGTAATAGTAGTTAAATCTCCATTTATACAAATAAATCCATCTTTTGTTGAAAAAGTACATTGTTTCATCTTGTTTCTAAATTCTTCAAGTAACTTTTGTAGTGGAATGTTCTCTTGTAAGTTATAAACTGCCCTGTATAACTGATTGTTATTTGTTTTGAGAACTTTTTTTAATTCTCTAAACATTTCAACGGTTAATCCCTCTTCTATGTATGATTGGATTAATAACATATCGTAAATGTTGTACTTGAACGGTCTGTTATTTGTTGTATAGAACTTGTCTTTGTGTAGTTCTATTTTTTTGTAAGGGATTTTGGTTGATTCTGGTAGGATAATTAGTTCGTTTTTGCCAGTAGTAACTTGATTGTAGGTTCTACTGTCTTTTTTTTGAACTCCGAATATGTTTTCAATATCTCCCATGACATCTTCAAGTTTGATGTCTTGTAAGTGATTTTCTAGGAGAGATGAAACATATTCATCAATTGTTATTCCTTTGATCATGCAGATGAAGTTTAGTTTTTTATCTGCTTCTGTTGAGAGGTTCATATTATCCCTCCCATGTTTTGCCAATGATTAGCTTCTGTTCCGAACCATGCTCCACCGTATCTTACTAAAACGATGAATGCTAATGCTACTAAGATTACACTAAATAATACAATTATATATGGAGCTAGTTTCCGACAGTAGTATTCAAACTTTGACATTTCAACACCCCTATCCAATGGTCTGTTTGGGTTGCTTACAATCATCTTAGTATTCCCCCATTAAGCCCTCAGATTCAGCATCGAAATCATCGGCAGGAGTTATAGTTCTCCTTTCAAAATCAACTATTATCCAGATACCGTTTATTATTCTGATGAAAGCTAAGTCTTTTTCTTGTATTCCATCAGCAATAACTTTGTCTGATAGGTTTACTGGATATGATTTTCCTTTTTTGTTTAAAACAAGTGCAGACTTTTGTTTGTAGTCTACATATCGAACTCGTTGTTTTATAGTGTTTGACAAGTTCATTTTTCCACACTCCTAACTAATTTAGTTAGGAGATTGTCTTTTTTCTTTGTAAGGAATACGATTCTTTCCCAGTCTTCTTGGGGAATGAATACTCCTTCTATTCCCATATGGTTAATTTTTTCCATGTTTTTTATCTCCTTTTATTTTTCTAGTTTTTTTTTAGAGTTTGTTGAGATTATGATTACACATTATTTTTTTTTTGGCGAGAGTAATCTTCATCTCTATATGTTAATTATATGACCACATACATATAAATGTTACGGTATTTTCTTACATAATATTGTTATGTAAGAAATATATATAAATATGAGTAACAATAAAAAAAGTAACTGTAAAAACAAAAAACACCAAAATCTCCTTTGGTATTCTAGTTTTTACGATGGGTTTGGTTTACTATTGGATTATACTTTGGCGAGAATAATACATCAAATAAACCAAACTACTTTTATATAATTTACTCCATCAACTTTTGCATTTCTTTTTGAGTATCAAGTATCTCCCTAATAAGAACATCTTGATCATCAATCTTGTTTTCCAAATTCTGTTTTTCTTTTACTATTTCTTCTAATTTCAATTGAGTATCATTTACAATACATAACTCTTTGATACATTTTATGTATTGTTTTTTTAATACTTGTGGGTCATTTTTGAAGTAAGCTGAGTGTATTTTGTCTTTACTTCTTCCTTGCAAAGCATCTACTTCTTCTTCCGTAAATAATCGTGTATTTAACAGTTTTGAAGCATGATACTTTCGCAATGAATGTGGTCGGAGTTTTCTATATGCTCCGACTTTCCCGAACCCTAGGGTATCGTTTAACTCAATTAACTTATATCCGAGGGTTAAATCATTAATCTTGAATAATCTGTCATTGTAATTTAATGTTTCGCCTTTTTTTTCTAGTTTTCGCATTCTTACTTGTAAGTAACGGACTATTTCTTCAACACATTCAGGAGTGCAAAAAGTGTAGAAGTATTTGTCTGTTTTATGCCTTTTCAAGTAAAGTGTTGGTACGATATTTTTTAAACCGATTTCATGTAGCTGTTCTTTTAGTGTTTCTGAGGTTATATATTCTTTACAACCATCTATAAAATCTCCTACGGTAATTGTATAACAAATATCGTATCGTGTAATCCCACTTGTTGCCATTAGGAGTAGCATTGCTCTTGTTATTCTATCTGCACGAGCATATACTTTTTTTAAGTCTTCGTTTGTTAGGAAGTCATCGAATTTGGCTGGTACATAATCAAATCCTCCTGTGCTTCGTGGTAGTGGTTGTATTTCTATTTCAAAATGTTTGTATACTGCTTTTACTCCATTCATGTAGGAGTTTATGGAGTTGTTGCTTATTTGTGATTGTAGTTCTGCTCTAAATCCTAGCAATCTTGTTTTTAGGGTTCTTTTTTTCCATCTGATTCCAGATTCTTCTTCTTTTTCTGCTTCTTCTATCAATTCATCTATACTGCATTTGCAGTATTTTTCGTATCTTTTTATGATTGTACGATAGTTTTTCGCAGTTTTTGGGCGAAGTCCTCTTTCAGTTATGAATTGTTCTAGGTAATTCATATTTTGTATCTCCTTATATTTTTTTTAGTTTTTTGTTGTTTATTAAACCATGACCGAGAGAGCATTTGACAAGTAATCCCCTATATTTTTATATTTTGTAGGACATATATTTTCAAATGACTGCACTTTGTGGAGTCAATGGTTTTGGTATGACTTATGTGGGGTATTTCCTAATGTTTTTTTTAGGTAAGTCATGTAATTACTATTTTGTAATTTGTTACATAAAAAGTTTTTTATTTGTATTGTAACAGGTATTCCATCACGATTTTTTCTATGTTTTCATGATGGTTTTCATTGCATTTAATTAAAAAACCGATTAACTCATCATAAGACATTTCACCTTTTACCTCTTTTAATCGCATTTGTGTTTGTTTTGATACTCTCATGTACATTTGAATCACCTTTTAGTAGTGTTTCGTATGTATTCAACAATCTTACTACGATGTTTTCGTAGCTTTCGTTTGTGGTTAGTTTCAGTTGATCTAGTTTTTGTAGGTTTTCAGCTGAAACTCTGATTGATGTTTTCATGTGTGTATGTATTGACCACATATAATATATATTATGCGAAAAAATTTTGGAGTGTATAAGAAAAAGTAGTAATTTTTTTAGGAAGTGTAATGGAGTACAATCTAAAAATTAATTTTTTTTTTAATGCTGTGATTATCGAAAAAAAATTGTACTCCTGTTTTTTATTTTGTGTGTTGGTGGTATTTATATCTTACTCTTCCGAAACATTTATATAGTAGTAGTTACATAATAATAAACATCACTTAGAAAGTGAATACCAAAGGAGATGAAAACTATGAACATATACTTCACACAATACTTAAACGAAAACCCTGATGTTTATGTATCAGGATATGTACAATTCGATGATGAATCCGAAACCCACGAAATATGGTATGAAACCGAAACAGGATACAACGATTCCATACATTCCAGTGGAATCGCCACAATAAATGAAGAATTAATCCTCGCATTAGAAGGTTTTGACCTCATAGAATACTGTGAACTCTACGATGAAAATGAATTTGGAATTTATAACTTAGAAGAAATTACATTAGTAATCAACCCTGAAACTATCACTGAACCATTACTCAACACTCTTATTTGTTGGAAATGGGGTTGGTCTGACTCCATTTGGCAAGGTACTCTTCCAAGGAACTCCATTCAAGAGTTACTCGATGAATTATGTGGTACATGGAATCTTTACATTAAAGATTCACCAATGACTGCCTATGTAAAATGGGATAGAAAAGGTTATGAAAACCACAAACTTCTTAAAATCAATTATGGTGATGCTGAGATTGCAGAGGGTGTTGAATCAGCAATCAAAAGAATTGTTGGTATGACTTTTGTTAATAAGGTGGTAGAATGAGTGAAAGAATACAACCATTAGTCATAGGTGAAACATTGACCATAAACACTTATGAATATGGCATCATAACTGGTGAGTTAGTTAAAAGAACTGACAACATATTAATCATTGATGATGGAATTGAAGAATATAAAATCATTTACTGAAAATCCCCTCACCATTACACTTCCTTCTTTTTTTAATGTATTTATACTCTACCACACCATACATATGATTGTGCTTTGCCACAAAAAAAATAATTATTGTTTCTACAAATTATCCTACAAGATTCAAAAAATAAAAAGAGAGGAGTTTTTATATATTTTCCCTTCTCTCTTTTTATACACCTAAGATACTTATTTTTTTTTATGAGAAATGAAACCCCAAATGAAAGGAATTATCGTTTGCTACGAGAAAGATTCATGTATCATGATAGAATTGTCTATGATGATGGGAAAGATCAATATACTTTGGAAATGTTAATGGAAATGAAACCTGTTGTCCGTACAAAAGAATATTATTGTCATAAGTTTTTGTATGGAGATGAAGCTATACTATTCATGTTAAAGCAGGAGAATAATCGTGTTAGAAATGAAATATCTGATGTGATAATGGATTTGGAGATGAAGTTATGGGAAGAGCATTATCGACCATTAACACGAGAAGAAATCAGGGAAAGGGAAGAAGCATTTGAAAATGTAATTGAACATGGAAATGAACTTACTGGTTGGAATGAAAATGAAAATGAAAATGAAAACAAATATAACATACATTATGAATGTGATTTAAGAAACAAACCATTAACAATTAAAATCATAGACATGAATGGGAATGAAACTGAACACAGAATTGAAAAGATAACTAGCAATGGAAATGAAACTACACTCCATTTTGAAAATGAAAATGAAAATGGAAATGGAAATGAACCAATCACAACAAAAATAAAAAACAAAATCAAAAAGTTATTATAACCTACCACAACAATAACATACATAAAGAAGAGGTTCATGGAAAACAAGAAATCAAGATAGACCCCATCAAGAAGAATACGAATTTTTTTATACACTTTCATTAAATTGTATCTCTTGACTTGGATATATACTATCTTTTATTTTATATGTGTTTTTTGTTCTCCTATTTACTAGGTAAAAAGTTGCATAATATTCTTTGATTTAGTTGGTTTCGGAAATTGTTCATGTTTGACATATAGGCACAGGTTTGTTATTTAATCGCATTCGTTGTATTACTCTCTTGTGGTGGGGTTATTCTGGGTTTCATGGGTTTCCATTACTCCTCCTCTTTTTTTAATTCTATTACTCTTTTTTTCTAGTTTCGATTAATAAAATTTAAATACTATTATTTATAAACTACTAACTATGACATTAAAAGTAGTAACAATCAAAAGAGAAGTAAGAAAAAACCTCCACAATTACTCCAATTATGGAGAATCAACCGATGAAACAGTAAACAGATTAATCGATGAAGCAGGAGATATAACAAACATACACCCCCTCCTAACAGGAAGCACAGCAATAAAAATAACTCCTGAAACCAAACAAAAGTTAGATGAATTAAAACTAACATCAGAAGAATCATATAGCTCCGTATTAGAACGATTAATCAAAAAAATTCATGGTTTTGACTAGTTTCCATTAGGTTTCGATGAAGTTTCGATGAAGTTTCCATTAGGTTTCGGTTACTTTTCCCACCAAGTTTCCCCACCACCAACCCTTTACTTATTCTTTTTTTTAGTTTCCACGAAGTTTCGATTAGTTTCGAGTTTCGGTGAGTTTCCAGTTTCCACGAGGTTTCCACGAGGTTTCGGCTAGTTTCGGCGAGGTTTCGGTTAAATTTCGGATAAAAAAAATATATTTTTTCCCACCAATACCCCCACCACCAAACCATAAAAAAAATATAAATAATTTTTAAAAATTTTTTATTTTTAAAAATTATTTTTTGATCTGAAAAAATTTTATGCTGCAAACTACTATAAATTAATAATGTTATCTATATTAAACAATACTAAAAAATTAATTTATACTATACTAGTTAATTTAATTAGGAATATGGTTAATAATTTTAATAGTAATATCAAACACTATTAATTTAATTAAAAGTTATACATGAAATTATTATAAAAATAGTAGTAGCAATATGAAATATCAAATTATTTTTTTGTTGATCACTAGAAAACCAGCACCAGCAGGAAGGCACAACAACAAAAATAAACCGAAAAATATATATATCGGTAGTTACAAATTAATATTTAAGTAGGTAAAAAGGAGATGAAAACCAAAATAAAATAATACATATTATCAAGGGTAACCAACCCCCAGAAGCAAAGGAGGACAAAAACTTTATTGTTGATCACCCAATAAGCAAGACCCAACGAGGAAGCTCAGGAGGAAAAATACAATAAAGAAGAAAAACCAACCCGTTTAAATATTTCCAGAGGTTCAAAAAAACTTTTTTAAAGGAGAGTGTTTTATTTATGTTTTGTAAATATCAATTAAAAAACCAGATAACAAAAGTAAACAGACTAGTAAACGGAAGCCAAGAGCTATTTATAAGAGATTTAAACAGTTATAATTATTTTTTTATAGTGTTTTAAATCTTTAATATTTTTTTTCAAAGGAGGCGATATTATGCAGATAGAAATTTATAAAATAGCAAGACCAGCTATAAAAAAAGCAATTGAAAACGGAGAAGAACCAGAGGAAATTATGAAGTTAATAGATTTATTAGTTAAAGAAACAGCCCACGAAAGCAGAAAACACCAGCTTAAAAGACTAGAAACTATTATAAAAGAGGTAAGACCTAGAAACCCAAATCTAATTAATGAAATTTTAGAGGAAGGTAATTTATATTATCTAAATACTTTATTACCTTTTGAAGAACTAGAAATTTAAAGAGAGGTTAAAATATGGTAGATAGTAAAAAAGGATATAGAATGTTAATTGATTTATTATATTATTAGTTGATCACCAGAAAAACCACCACCACCAAATAAAAAATTTAAAGGAAGTGTAAACAATGATTTTTAATTATTATGAAGAAGCACATAAAAAAAGCTCACTAACAAATTTTATAGAAAAATATAATTTATACCATATCTTATGTAATGATATAATCAAAGCAGGAGAACCAGAAAAAATTAATTATAAACCATTAGAAGACATAAGTCTAGAAGACATTAACTATATTTTAGAATATGATATAGGCAAACCAGAAATAAAAACACTAGAAGAACTAGAAACACTAGAAGAACATATAAAAGAAGATATAGAATATTATTATAATTATTCTAACGAAGAATATTATCAATACTATATTATTTCCCCCCATGATTTAAGATATTGGAATTTAATAAACTATGATATTTTTTATATCGAGGAATTAGATTTATATTATGTTGGAATTGGTCATTGGGGTACAAGTTGGAGTTATATTTTAACTAATATACCTTTAATAACTAACGAAAAAGGGAATCTAGAAATTGATAGAGATTATATTTTTAATAATCTAGACTATGATTTATAAAGGGAGTGTAAACTTATGAAATTAGAAAAAATTAGTATAATACTAAACTTATTAACCCTAGCAAGTATATTATCATTAATTGCAATAGAATTATATTATTTCATAATATAAAGGAAGTGATAATATTTTAACTATTATCACTTTTATAATTATTTTTTTCATAATAGATTTATTAGCACACCATTAAAATTTTAGGTAGTTGATCATCCAGAACCAGAACCAGAAAACAAACTAATATAAAGGAAGTGTAAAAAATGCAAAGTATAGAAAAAAACCAAACCGAAACCAGCACCAACAGAAAAACCAATAATATAAAAGGAATAGGAAACCCCCAATATTTCCAGCAGATAAACAAAGCAACCCAAAAACAAGAGTTTAACAATTTTATACTAGAATACTTTAATAAATATGAATCTATACAACAATTTAAAGAAATAGATTTATACCATTTATTAGAAAGTAACCAAGAGGTATATAATACAGAATGTATTGAAATTTTAGAACAAAACGACCCATATTTTAACCATGAATTAATCATTCCAGAAGCTGAAATATTAACAGCTGAAATACAAGAGGAATTAATAGATCTAGAATATGATTTTTATTTCAATGAAAAAGAGGCATATAACTTTAATATGTTATGTTATGATATTGTACTAGATAAAAATATATTTGAATATTTCATGCAAAAAGTGGAAGACCAAAACGAGTATTTTTTATATGAAAATAATAATTTAATTATAACTGATTTATATAATTTTTTACTAGATAATGGTTATAATGATTATTATTTCAATAGTGAAACCTTACAGGATTTAAAAGAATCAATAGCAGAAGAAATACAAAAAAATTATAATGAAATAATAGAAAACATATATAACAACTTCAATTATTACTATATGGTATATGAACCAGCAAAAGACCAATATACCAGATATAATTATTATGATGAATTACAAACCATCAACAAAGACTTACAAAAATTATATCGAACCATCAAAGAGTATATAGTTTATAATGAAAAATCAAACCTATTTATAGAATATCATTATAAAATTAGTAAAAAATATCTTCAAAGAGAACTAACAGAACAGGATATAAACCCAATAAAAGAATATACAAATTACAACGAACTAAACGAAATAACTAAAAAATATTTAAGGAGTTAAAAACCATGAATACAAAAGAATTTATAGAAAATCTATTTCAAACAAATATAAATCTTAATGACAGTGAAGTATTAATTATGTTAAATTATTATGATGTTTATTGGTATGATCACCCAGAAACATTAAAACAAGACATAATACAAAGTGAAAATATAACGGATATATTTTTATTAGATTTTTGTAACCTCCCAGAACTAGCAGAATATTTAAACTATACTCAAATAAATAAAAATATGTTTATTGATAATAACAGCTTACACGAATTTATAAAACTAGTAGAAACCGAATTTAATAACAATATACATTTATGTATTAGATATTGGTATAAAGAATACTATAACCTCATATAAAGGAAGTGGTTAATTTATGAATGAAACAGACCAATATTATTTTAATAAACTATGTAGTATATTTCAAATATCAAAAAATACTTACTATTACCACAGGCTGAAATACCATTTCAAACCAGAAATAAAAACCAATGAAATAATAGAGTATTTAACAAAAAGACTATAAAAAAGAAAATGAAAACCCAGAAGGAAATATTTAAACACTATCAAAGGAAATATTACAAACTAAAAATTTTTGTAGTATTTCCTTTTTTTTTTATTTAGTTGATCATCATAAAAAAAAACCTCCATAAAAAAACTATATTGTTGATCACCAGAACCACCAGAACCAGCAGGAAAAAACCACCACCAGCAAAGACAATATCACACCATAAAAACACTATGTAAGAAACAAATATAAATATAAAATGTTGTTGTAATTTGTTGTAATATGTTGTAACCTATAAGTACAAGTTACAAACAAAGACAGGAAAACCAATTAAAACAGAAAAAAAACACCTAAAAACCCTTAAAAATTTGTAACTTAAAACCAAACGATACCACCTATAATATAAAAAAACATACAAACATAAAAAAAATATAAAAATTACAAATATAAAAAAATACAAAAAAAAGAAAAAACACAACACAATACAATACAATAAAAATAATAATAATAATAATAATATAATAACTATAATAAACCAATAGAAAAAAAAATAATAGTATTTCCTATGATATTTCAAACACTATTATAGTATTATAGTATATTATTATAGTATTATAGTATAGTATATTAGTATAGTATATTAGTAATTGTTTATTTCCTTTTTATTAGTAGTTACTAGTTTATTTCATTATCTATTTTTTTCTTTTTATTTCCAGCAGTAACCACCATAAAAAAGGATAAACCTAAAAATCTTATTTTTATTTCCTCCAATAGCATTATAAAAATATTTCCAATATTTCAAAAGTAAAAATAAAAGAATATCTTACTAATGATAAGACATATATTAATATGATATTTCAAAAGGAAAAGAACCCCCAATATTTCAAACACTATCAACCAATACAACCCGAAAAAAGAGGAAGGCGATTGTAAAAAATCCGTATATAGTTGTTGTGGTATTTTTTTTTGGTATTTTTTTTCTGGTATTTTTTTTTTTGTGGGGGTTTGTTGTTGTTTTTTTTTTTCTTGTGTGTGTGTTTTTTTTTTTCTGGTGGTGTGGGGTCTTTTGTAGTTAGAGTTTGTTTTTTTGAGTATTTTATTTTTATGTGTTTTAGTGTTTTTGGTACTGTTGGTGAGGTTCTTTTGTTGTATGATTGTGTGCATGATGAGGTTTTCATTGATGGTTCGGGTTTGGTTTTGATGGCTAATGGTCGGTGGTTGTTTAGTGATGAGGAGTTGGAGGGTATTTTTAGTTATTTGAGTCTTGGTGTTTTGGTGTAAAGGTTTATTTTTTTTTTTTTATATTTTTTTTTGGGGGGTTTAGTTATGGTTGAGTCTTTTAAGTTTAAGAGTAAGTTGGCTAATATTGTTGTGTTTTTGGCTGGTTTAATTGTTTATGTTGGTAAAGATGGTTTATATTCGATTATGCCTTCTGAGTATGCTAATCTTGTACCAGTAATAGTTCTTGTAGCTGGTTATTTTGTTGTTCAGGGTACTGAGAACACAAGAGTAGCTGTTGCAGAACAATTAGTCAGGGAAAACATTAGGATTGATGATAGTCCTCTTTGTAATGATGAGTATGAGTGTGATGAGATATGAGTGATCATGATTGTATTCATGAAGACCAATTACAGAATCATTCTCGTTTGATTGAACGGTTGGAAACAAGAGCTGATTATAAAGAAAAAATGATTGATACTTTGAATGAGAATATGGAGAAAATGAATGAGAAGCTTGATGCTATTGTAACTACTGTTAATGAGATTAAAATGGAGTCTAATCGTGATGATACTAGTTTGGAGCTTCGTTTAACTAAGATAGAAGCTGAATTATCATTACAAAAGGAATTGAATAAGAAGAAACTCACATTGTATGGTTTAGGTTTAACAGTATTTACAATAGTGATAAATCTGCTTCCATATCTTTTGAGGTGAATAGATTATGGTGAATTACCCGAAAAAAGAACCATTACCACCAGATGGTACAATATACAAAGAAGGTTGTTATGAACCACATAGATTACGAGATAATGGTAGAAGAAAATTTCTTTTAGAGAATATTTGTAAGATGGTTTCTAAGGCAACACCTATCCACACTGCTTTTATCGCTAATGGTATTCCTTTACAAACTTATCATACTTGGAAAAGAAAGTATAATGAAGAATTGGAGGAGATTAAAGGTACGAATTACCGTACTATGCTTACCGAGTTTTTCGGTGCTATTTATGAAGCTGATGGTAGTACAGAAGCTAGATTGGGTGGTGTGATGTTTCGTAAAGCTATTGATGAGGAAGATACTGATGCTACAAAGTATCTTTTGGATAAAAGATACAAATGGAAAGAAACTAAACAAGTTGAAGTTGATACTGCCGAAGATAAGACTTTTGAATTGAATATTGTTCCAATGGAAGATAAATTAGCTGATGATGAAGAAGAAACTGATGAGGAATGATTAATTTATGGAACAGCAAATAGAAATGACCAAAGCCCAGATGAAATATATTAATGACACTACAAGAGAATTATTAGTTGAGGGTAGTGCTGGGTCTGGTAAAACTATTTTTGCTTGTTTTAAGGTTATTTTTTATGCTTTGCAGAATCGTGATGCAAGGATTTATGTTTATCGTTTGACTTTACCGAGTTTGAAGAAGACAGCTTGGTTGGAGATTAAGAATATTTTGTTGAAGTATCATATTCAGTTTGAAGAGAAAAGGGCTGAGGGAAGAATTGAATTTCCTCAAACCAATAGTACAATCTATTTTGGTGCATTAGATGAGCTATCTAAGGTTCGTTCAATAAATGCAGACTTAATTTACATCGAACAAGCAGAAGAACTTGTTAATGAAGCTTTTTATGTTGAATTAATGTTAAGATTAGGAAGAGGAGAAGCCAGTAAAAGACCAGAAGGATACAGTCAAATGATACTAGTAGTCCAACCAGAAAGCGAAGAACACTGGATATACAAACACTTCCACGAATTTAACGATGTAAAACCCGAATTAGACACAAAAGGCAACATAATAAAAACCTATGAAGAAGCTCTCGCAGAAACACAAGCCAAAAGAAAAACAGTACACTTCCATTACAGTGAAAACTACAAACTACCAATAGAATCAAGACAATACTACGATGACTTGAAAAATGTGGATTACGAATTATGGTTAAGATACAGTGCTGGAAAATGGGGTAAAATAAGTGATGTAATTTACCCTAATTATGATACAATTGTTTTACGGGAAAAATTCGAGTTATATACAATTGGTGGAGATTTTGGTTATAATAATCCTAGTTGTGTACTTTTAGTTGGTTGGTATGATGATGAAGCTTATGTTCTTGATGAAGTTTATGAAACAAAACTTTTGAATAGTGAATTAATTCAAAAAACTGATGAAATGCTTTTCCAACATCATTTATATCCTGAGAAATTGGATATGGGTTGGTTAGATAGTGCTGAACCTGACCGTATTGAAGAGTTTAGACAGCATGGTTACCCTGTTGAAGGGGGTATTAAAGATGTTAGGGCTAAAATAAGCACTACAAAGCAAACAAAAATACATATACACCCAAGATGTGTTAATACACTCAAAGAAATCAAAGGTTATAAATATAAAACAAATTCTGATGGAGTAGTGTTAGATGAACCTCTGAAAATTAACGATCACGCAATGGACGCCCTCTCATACTGCTGTTACGGAATGAGAGGACAATTATCTGCAAGTAAACATATTGGAATAGGTACAACGAATAATATTATGGTATGGTGAATTATAATGGGTTTTTTTGATGTTTTTAGGAATGATAAAAAGGTTATTGCTCAGAACTCCGAAGCAAATGATATTTATGAGATTGGAGTTACTGATGTTGATAGTAACACTAATGAAGAAAGTGTTGATTGGGGGGAAAAACTTCCTGACCTTGTTAGACCAACCATAACTAATCTTCGTAAGTGTGCTGATAATTCAAGTTATGTTAATGGTATTCTTGAAGATTTAATCATCAAATCAATCAGTGGCTGGGTTATTAATGGTACTGATGACTCAGCTGTTGAATTAATTAAAGAGATGGATAAAGAATGGAATTTAAATATGATGTTCCATGATATAGCCCGTAATTCTTTTGTTGATGGAATTACCTTCTATGAGAAAGTTACAACGAAAAATAAGTTAAGTTTTCGTGAATTAGCTTTTGATGGAGATAATTATCGTATGAAAGAAATATATGATGATAATGGTAATGTTATAGGTTATAAACAGTTAGTTAAAGTTAATAAAAATACTAATAAAGGTTGGTTTCATCGTAAATTCCACGATTTAATTGAAGAGAAGGAAGTAATGGAATTTAGTTTTACTATGGATAGGATTTTAGCTCCTTGTCTTTTTCGTAAGAAAGGTAAGCCATGGAGTCTTGTTCGCACTGTATTAGATAAAGCTTATATGATTGAGTTACTTAATCAGATGATGATTCAGGTTGTTTATAAACAAGCTAATACTATGGTTTTACAAGTAGGGAATAAAGATGCTAGGAATGTTAATGTAACAGAAGAAGAGCAAATAAAACTAGCTAAAATGGCTTCTGATTATCATAGGCATGGTGTAATGATTTTACCGTTTGGTGTTGATGCAAGTATGGTTGGTGAAACCGTTTTACCAAAAATACAAGAATATATTGCTGTTTTAAAAGAACAAATCTTCATAGGACTATGGACTCCCGAAGCAGTGTATACAAGCTCATCAAGTAACCGTTCCACTGCTGTTGTACAATTAGACAGCGATAAAAGTGGTAGAGTATTAGTCCAAGAGTTTGTTCAAGAATATTTAGCCCGTTACACCCAATTACATATTATTAACCCACAATTAAAGTTATTTAATAAAAAAGAAGATAGTGTGTGGATTGAGTTTAATCCTGTTGATAATAGTGGATTATATAATGAAGAAGGAGAATCCACTACTGAACAAAACCAAGAAAATAATGATTATATTAATGTAAAACCTACTGATGGCACTAATTTAGATAATATCCGTAATGCAGAGGGGAGATTAAATGGTTAGTGAAATACCATCTTTTGAAGAGTTCTTCGGTTTAATAAACGAAGGATTAACCTATTCTGATTGGATTGAAGATAAAGAAGATGATAAAGACTTACTATTAATAATCAACTCAATACTAATCATACTCCAAGAGTTCTACAACGAACACCGTTATGACACTCCAAAAGAATGGTTAAACGAATCCATGAAAAAAGAGTTCAATACTCTAAATAAAGAACTCTACACCGAATTATTAGAGTTATTAGACAATTATATTGAAACTGTTCAAGGAAGATATAATACTAAATATAATTTGCCTTATGGAATAATAGACCCCGAAGTATACTTCGATGATGTGATAAACAGTGGAATAGACACCGTAGTAGATACATTATACGATGATATACGAAATAAAGCTGATTTCTATAATAGTATGGAATTAACCACAGGCATATTCACCATAGAAGCTAATTTTCGCAGAGCTATCAAAAGATTAGCTAATATTATCAAGAATAATGCTCATCATGGTGAAAAAATAGTTGAAAGAAAATACCTTGAATTTGTCTATGGTGAAGAAGCACTCTTTGATTGGATACCAAGTGGAATAAACACTTGCGAATGGTGCTATATGATAGCAGACAGTTGCCCTTTACCATTAAGCCAATTACCAGTAGACCATATTAATGGTAGATGCAGTATAGTTCCACATTATCCTGACAAGTATAGTGATGAGTACATAGAGTTAATGGGGTGGTTAATATGAAGATTTTTGAAACTGGATTATATGATTATAGTGATGACCCAAGAGTTGATGTTGATAAACCAGTATTGTATACTCCACAGTTTTTTGAGAATATGCTTAAAGATGGTGTGGATAATATTCCTTTGGATATTGAGCATAAAGGAGAAGCTGTTGGAGTGTTGAATAGTATTTCTTTTACTGATAACTGTTTAAATGCTATTCCAGATACAGATATTGGCGATAAGAAGATTAGCCCAACTTTTGAATATGATACTATTGATAGGGGAAGTTATTTAGAAGCAGTTAATGGTAAATTCATTAGGGCAGGAATAACAGAAACTCCCCGTACATTTATTACAAATAATTCTCATTCTAATAATGAAAAAAATGGAAAAGGTGAAAAAATGGTTAGTGAAGAAGCTTTCGAGCAAATAACTAAACAAAATCAAAAACTCGCAAGAGAATTAGCTTCAAAAGACAATCAACTTGAAGCAAATAAAAAAGAGCTTGAAAGGTTGAAAGAAATAGAAAAAGAAAACGAAGCTTTAAAAGCAGATAATAAAAAAATTACAGAAGAATTAGATTCAATAAAACCATATGCTGACAAATACTCTGCTTATGTAAAAGAGAAAAAAGAATCTTTACTAGATGAAATCACTGAGGGTAATGATGCACTCAGAGAATCATTCAAAGACTTAGACATTGAAACATTAGCAGTTATCAATGAACAAAAAGCTGTTAATACAACTCCACAAGGAGTCAATTCTAATGTAGCAGAGGGTCAAAACGAAGGCGATGGTTCAAATGATGAAGAAGCTGAACGAAAAGAAAGGTTAGATGCCGTTGATACTATGTTCAGTGAATTAAATACTAAGGAGGAATAAGAATATGGATTTAATTAATGCTGGAAGACCAACAAGGGATTACACTAATAACCGTAAGAAATTTACTGTAACCTTGTACGAAGGCGATTTAAAATATTCCAAAAACGGAATAGATAGAAAAACTGGTAGAACAGTCGGACAACACAGTTTAACTGCACCTATTGAGTTACACAGAATTTTAGAAATACACGAAGATTCTACTCCAAGATACATTCTCTTACAACCAGCAGAAGCTGAAAGTACAAAAGCAGTTGCAAAATTACTTTTTGATCCAGAAATGACTTGGAAACCTGATGCACTTTACACTAGTAAAAACAGATTACCACAAGAAGATTGTGAATTTGGAAGTTACCCAAACCGTAGTGCTACTGTTGAATGGTTTGGTAAAGCAGTTGATGAAGTACACATAGTTGAAAATAACGAAGCTATTGCACCTTACGATTACTTAGAATATGTTGGCTTTGAAGATGGTTATGATGTATTCAAAAAATCTGATGGAGTTACTAATCTTTTAGCATTAGCTAATGTTGAAGCTAATAAAAGTGGAGTTTGCCCAGTATTAGAGGGTGTAGAGTTCTACGGAGCAGTAAAAGAATAAAATAATATAAGGAGGAATGATTTTTTATGATTTTTGGAAGTAAACAGATAGAATATTTACTCCACCCTGAAAGTGTGGAAAAAGTTATACATCAATACTCTCGTACTCCAATGAGTATGCTTAATCTTTTTGAACCTCAAAACAATAACGGAGATAAATACTTCTCATACGATTACAGTAAAAGAAATTATGAAACTGATATTTTTGATGGTATTCTCGGTGAACCAGTAGAATTAACCGAAGGTTCTGAGTTCCCACAAGTCAGTTTCAGTGGTATTCAAGAAGAATACGGTAACATGACTAGATTTGGTTTTGAAGTAGAGTTCACCAAAGAATCTGCTGAAAACCCTAAAAACCTTGCTTTCTTCAAAAATTGTGTAAGAGATATGGGTATGACTATCACTAGAATGATTAATAGATTCTCATTCTATGAATTAAATGCAAGTGCTGGTTTAGTAGACCCAATCACATTAGGAGATGGTGCATGGGTAGCTGGTAATGAAGCTATTGATGATGATATTGTTGGTCTTAAAAGAGCTATGGAAAATCAAACTAATTATGAATCCCAGTTCTCTCCTACTGATATGTTCGTATCTAAAACAGCATGGGATAGTGCTGAGGACTTATACAAAGTTCTTAATGCTAATGGTCAATTTAATGGTGTTTCCAATGGTATTAATTTAAATGTTGCAAGGGAAATTAGTTCTGGTTTAATTGCTATTGACCGTAATGCTCACCCAGCAATATGGTATTATAATGTAAATGATAAAGATAACAGATTAAATGATGCAACTAATCCAGCATCTTCTATTATTAATGTTCATTACTTTGAAGATGAAGATACTTCTAAACTTCCACAGACTTTTGGTTATCAATTGTATGTGGAGTTAGGTCTTGCTGTTAATAAAGAAATGGCTGTTTTAACCCAAGATGGAGTATAAATACTCCACTCTTTTTTTTGGAGGGATTATTAATGGTTTATAAGAAATTTGAAAGTATTAAACTTAATATTATTAAAGGTAGGGAGTTGAAAGCTTTTCCTACTGCGAGGGTACTCCAAGATCATGAGGATAGACTTAAAGCATTAGAAAGTGCTAATGCTAATAGTGGTAATACTGGTACTGAGAGTAATACTGGTGGCAGTGGCACTAGTGGAGATAGTGGTAATACTGGAAGTTCTTCTCAACAAGAGCAAACACCTACAACAAGAACATTATCATTCACTATTAATGATGGTACTGATGCTATTGAAGGTGCTACTGTAACAATTGGTGCTAAAACAGGTACTACTGGAAGTGCTGGTGGTTGCACTATAAGTGATGTTGAAGATGGTTCTCAAACTGTTGAAGTATCAGCTACTGGATACACAACTAAAACTGAAACTATTTCTGTTGATGAAACACATACAAGTTTTACTATTAGTTTAACAGTAATTCCAGTTTATGATGTAACTCTTACAGTAACTGATGGAACTAATGCAATCGAAGGTGCAACTGTTGTAATCGGTGAAACTACTAAAACTACCGATTCAAATGGAGAATGTACATTTGATGACTTAGAAGCAGACACTTATAGTGCAGAAATCAGTAAAGAAGGATATACTGCAAAAACAGAATCTATTACCGTAACAAGTGATGACACAAGTTTCACAATCGCATTATAAGTATCCACTACAACAGAACAACAAATTTAGGATAAAAATAACTTTTTTAAAAAAGGAGGTATTAAATCATGGTTTCTATGGAACATTATTATGAAATTTTACATTACCTCCCAAGCAGTCGCATTGATAGGCAATATCCTTATGATTTTAAATCTCCCATCACTCTTGATGGGAGTTCTAAGGTTTTTCGTACTTGTCATTCTGATTATAATGGTATTGATATTGTTGAAGCTTATGTTACTTTTGAGGAATCTGATGTAGATGTATCCGATATTACTTTAAGTTTTAGTCCATTTGATGATGGAAATGGAACACTGCTTTCATTAAATGCTGTGGAGAATGACACTAATCCAGATGGTGCTACGAGCATTCAATTTATTACAGATACAAACGCAAAGTTGAAAGACTTATCTATATTGCTCACAGGAGTTCAATCAATCAAACTAGATTTCGGAGAAAATATCACCAACCCAACAATTGTAGATATAATCTTCCGTAGTAGAGATTACAAATACACTCTTCATGATTTAGAAAAAGCACATACTGATGGTAAAAATTATGTGATAAGAAGATTGAACGAACTACAAACCGAAACAGAAATAGACACAGTTCCACTCCCATTATACTCATATGTATACATGGCAGGAGGAGCTTATGCTTGGCTTAGCCAATGGGAATTTGAAGCTAAACCAATGAAAGAACCAAAATCCGAGTCTAACAACTATGCAGACAGACTACTCGGACAAGTAGACACAGCTTTACAAAAATACTTATCAACAATCGAAAATGACCCAAACAAAGAATATGTGAACATGGACTTAATATGTACAACGAAATTACATTGGGGGCTTCATTAAAATGAACATGAACGAAATCTTGGATACATTAGCAGGTAACCTTGCAAAACACCCAGATTTACAATTAGTTAGTTTTTATTTTGATGAAGCAGAATTATCACCTAATGATATTAGTTTTCCATGTATTCTATTCCAACCATTAGCATGGAGAGTGGGTAAAGGTTGTGATTATGAAAGGGAAGTTCAAATTCGTATAATTGTGAATACAAGGACAAAAAGAGATGCGATAATTGAATTATATAATTATGAAGAAATTGTCCGAAATGCTGTATCAGAAATTGTGAAAAAAGTGGACTTTGAATTTAACTTAATCGGAGGAACTCAAATCGCTGTTTTACAATATATTAATAAAGACCCCGACAGTTACAAATCAACTAAAACATTATATGGCAGTGCGATTGCAATTAGATATTTACTGAGGTATGATACTAATGAAATTTAAGTATGTTGGTCAAGCAGGATTTAAAGACTTAGATTTATGTATCTCAGGAATATGTAAACCAACAGATATTCTTGTACCAGATACAATAATCGAAATTCCTGATGAAATGACTGGATTAATCCAAAGAGTTAAACTAAATGGGAATTATCAAGAAGTTCCAAGCAGACCAAAGTTCAAAAAAGTTAAAAAAGAAGAAAAAAAGGAGAAAGGAGAGGATAAATAATGGCAAGTAAAATTGCACCTAATGGAACTTACCACTATGTTGGATTTTCAATTAAAGATGCCCTTTTAGCAGAATCTAAATATGCTAATAATATGGTATTTGTCCGTATGACTGATTTTGAAGATGGAAATGAAATCAATACGGAAACTGATGAAGGACATACTGGTGTAGCAACATTAGACATGGGAAGTTACCGTACCGATGCTACTTCAAGTCCATCATGGTCTGATAAACTCAGATATAATGAGGGATTAGAAGAAATAATGTACTTACTCTTAGGTACATATACAAAAAATGCCCATACTGTTGATGATGGAGAAGGTGGAACTACCACTGTTAGTGGAGTATACGATTATAGTTATAGTTACCCGCCTAGTGGAGCTAATGATTTACCATTAGCAACAATCTACAATGGATTTGGTAAAAACAACCCATCTGATTCCCAGCAAGATGGAAGAGTATGGAATAATGCAATGTTAAATGAATATACTATGAATTTCAGTAACGAAGATGCACCTACACAAGATTTAACATTCGTATCAGATTATAACAATTTCAACATGACTAGTCCATCTAGAAGTTATGCTGGAAAAACCAATTTCGTGAAAGTGGATCAAGTTAATATTTTCATAGGTGAAGTTGGAGCTACTGAACAACAAATGAGAGCTAATCCAGTAAATTGTTTCATTGAATCATCTTTTACTGTTAATAACAATGCTGAAACTCAATCTTGTGTTGAAGATGATTTTGGTAAAAACAGTAAATTTATGGGTGTAAGAGAAACTACTGGTTCTATTAATATGCCTTGGAATGATAATACTAAGTTACTTGAACCTGAATATGAAGGAGCAGATAAGTATGCTCATATTGTTTCTACTGATATTACTCATAAACAAATTTGGTATGAAATGATTGGTACTAACATTATATACAATGATGCTTCTACTAATATTCCTTACAGTACATTAATTAAATTCCCAGAGGTAGAAGTTACATCTGTTACTTCACCTAAGAGTGGTTCAGATGCTAAGGACTTAACTATGGAATATAAAGTATTAGAAAACCCTAATACTTCATTTATGACAGCAGATATTGTTACAGGTTTAACTGCTTTAAGAATTGATACTACTGGTGTGGATATAACTGATTTATATCCTAATTAGATATGAAAATATTCTTTTTTCATATCTAAAACAAATTTTTTTTAAAAAGGAGATGTAAAAAAATGGCAAAAGAATTTACTACAACCCCAATTCGCTTAATGGGGGAAGAATTTTATTTTAAAAGATGTCCTACCGACACATTAAAAGTATTTGATGAAAAAATACAAGAAAAAATAGATTCATCAGAAAAAATAAGATTAGAAGGTGAAGCACTCACCGAAGAATCTGAAAGATTACAAAAGAAAATCGACAATATAGATAAAAAAGTAGAACTCATCGAAAGAAAAGAAGAACCAACAGACAAAGAACTAGATAGAGTCTTCAAATATATTGATGAACAAGATAAACTTTTAGATGAGTTAAAGGCAGTGAAAAAACAAATCGAAGAATACAACAACGAATATAGAGATTACTTTAAACAATTCAACGATGAAATAAACGAAATAATCGCAGATAAACTAGAAGCTTTACTCGATAAATTCGACAAAGAGTTCTTCTTGAAAAATTATGATGTTGTAGACATGAGAATAGCCACAAATATCAGCAAATATTACGAAATGTGTATGCTTGGAGAACGAGCATCAAAAGTACAAGAAACTATCCGTAAAGATGCTGAAATGATAAGTGGGAGAGCTGAACAGCTCACAAGAGGACACTCCTGAAAAAGAAGTAGTATTAACACCTAGAAATACAAATCGAGTATGGGTAATAGAAGAACCTTTAATCGATATGTATATGCTACTTACACATCGTGTACAAGGAATAGGATTATCTCTTGATGATTTTTGGAAAATGGATACATGGATTCTTTCAAAATTATACCTAACCGAACTAGAACTAATTGAAAGGGAAGACAGACAAATAAAAGGTAAAGGTAATAAACAGGAAGAACAAAATGACCCTGCGACCGAAGATTTATATTATGAAATGTTTGGAGAGGATTAAAAATGGCTAATGTTAATCTTTTTATTAGTGAAGATACTGTAACCCCATGGGCAGATGAAAAAATAAACAGTATAAATTCATTAAAAATGGAACTCCTCACATATTTAGCAGAAATTTTCTTAGACCATATTAGTGAAGCAGAATTAGTTCCCCATCTCAGTGGGACATTAGAAGAATCAGCACATGATGAAGAGGGGTGGGTTTTTGTTAATGCTTCGGAAGCCACAGGATTGTTAATCACTTGGTCAGGTGAAGATAACCCTAGTGAAGAAGAATGGGCATCTTTCCAAAATAGTGAACATGAAGATTATGCTTTGGCGAATTATACAGGATTCCATTGGAGAACATTAACTAAACAACCAAAACATCATTGGGTTGTTTCAGGTATGTTTGATGTGTTTCTTAACAGTAATGGGCTTGATAAGGCAGGTAAACAATATATGGAATGGTTACTGTCTGGTTAGATATGTTTTTTTACTTATATGTAAGGTTCGATTCCTTACCTACTTTGTTAGGACTCTCATGTTATATTCTCTTTTTTTAGTTTTAGTTGCTTTTGCTATTTTATTTGTCTTTTTTACAAATGTTTTTGGTGTTTTTGTTGTTTTTTTCACTTTGTTTCCTTTTTAAAGAGAATATATTTTTTTTGGGAGTCCTTATTTTTTTTTATTGAGGGTTGGTTAGATTTCTTATTTTTTGGAGGTTATTATGGGTTCAAATCCCATACCAACCAATATTTTTTATGATTATTTTGTTTTAGAGAGGTTATTTTATAATTATTTTATGAGGAGGATTGTATTTTTATGGTTTCTACTGTTGTTGGTTCAGTTACTGCTGAATTAGTTTTAGATAGTTCCCCATTTGTAACTGGGTTAGAAGAAGCTAAAAGGCAAATCAAAGGATTATCAGGTAATGTTGGTAAGACAAATACCATAGAAACAGTTTCTAAACAAGTTAAAGAACTAAAAATTACACTAGAACGGTCTGCTGGAACAATGAAAACATGGGCTGAAACGGAAGAACAAGCTAATCAAGCAACACAAAGATATGCTAATTCCCTTGTTAAGTTAAACACCACTATTAATAATTCTAATTTAAAAGTTGCAGGACAATTCTTTGAAAGTATGGGCATGGGAGCTACGAAAAGTGGTGAACAAATCGCACAACTCGAAAAAAATATTATAAAAATGCAAGAATCCATGTCTTGGGGCAGAGAATTTACTTTATTAGATAATATTATCACTCGGTCAGATGAAGCGAAGGTTGCATTAAATGAACTTAATGCCAATATGGAAAAGATAGCTTACAGTAAAGCCGAATCCGAAGCAATGGCTAGAAGAAAAAAAGATTTAATGGAACTTAAAGCCATGATGGTAATATTAGACAGTGGTTTTATTCCAATAAAACCTTTTGAAAGCTGGATTCCACAAGTAGAAAAAGCCAATGCTGAAACACGAAAGTTCACTAATGAGTTTATCAAATTAAGAGATGTGATGATAAGCTCTGATTTTAATACTGCTGGGCAATTTTTCAGAATGATTGGAGATAATGCCACCAGAAGTGGTGAAGAAGTCGCACAATTTGAAAAACAAATCATAGCACTAAAAGATGCTATTACAGCAGGAAGAAAATTCACTTTTATAGATGAAGTAGGTAGAACATTAGATGCTACATCACCAAAAATTGCTAAAATTAGAGCAGAATTAGAAAGATTATATGCAAGTATGAGTCAAAATTCTACAAGAACATCAGCTTATGCAACAGCATTAAATCAAACTATTCCTGCATTATCTAATTTAAGTAAAAATACTAATCAAACTTCAAAAGCTTTAACAAATATGACTACTTCTTCTGCTAATGTTTCTAAGAGTGTTAGTACGATGAATGGTACTTTTGGTGGTGCTGTTAATAATGTAACTACTTTGGGTACTTCTTATAATACTACTAGTGGTATGGCTTCTAGATATGCAGATTCTGCGAATAAAGCTTCTACAAATACTGCTAAGTTAAGTTCTTCTACTGCATCTGCTTCTAAGGGCATGGCTAATTTAACCACAGCAACTACTAGATTACATAGTGCTTTGTCATCTGTTAAAATGATGGCTACTGCATTATCTTCCATGTTTGTTTGGACTTTTGGTATGAGTCTTTATCAAGCTACAAAATTAACATTAGAATCTAAAAACGAAATGGAATCTTATTTACACCAAATGGGAATGGGTAGAGGTTCTATTAATTTATTTAATCAAGGGCTTGATGAAACTGCTGACCGTTTTAAGAAGTTAAATAAATACATGATTGGTGAAACCATTGCTTCCATTGGTATGGAATTTGATTTAACAGCTAATCAAATGAAGAAATCCATGGAAGTTGTTGCGATGGTTCAAAACGAGTATGTGAGAGCAGGTAGGAAAGAATCCGAAGCAAGTCTTGCAGTAAAAGATATTTTGCAAGGAGAGTTCCTAAGACTATCTCGTGAAACAGGTGTAGGTAAACAAGATTTAATCGACACAGGACTATGGCAAGGCGATTTAAAAGATGTAGAAGGATTAATGGAAGCATTAAAAAAAGTAGGTGAAGACAGACACTGGGATTTATTCGCAAGTAAATGTAACAGTTTAAACGATGTAATCAGTGAAACAAGAAACCGTATAAGTGAATTTGGAGCAAGTTTAGCAGACCAAATTTCCCCAGCAATAATAACTGCTTTTAATAAAATTATAACTGTTATTGATGGAGTAACATCTACATGGGAAAGCTTTGACCCTACAACAAAAATTGCAGTAGGAGCAACAGCATTTCTCGCATTTAGTTCAGTATTAATGATGGTGGCAGGTAATCTCTCATTACTTGATATTGCTACTATGGGTTACAGTAAGAGTTTATTAACTACTCTTTTAAAATTAGATGTTGCTACTGTTAAAGAATATGGTTTAGTTAAAGCGATAGTGTCTAAGATTACTGCTCTTGAAGCTGAAACTGTTGCTGAAATTGGCAGTTGGAAAGCATTAGCTACTAAGATATTGGGTTTAGATGCTTATCTTGTTAAAGAATATGGTTTATCTACTGCTATTAATGTGGCTACTGGTGCATTAGATTTGAATACTGTTTCTGTTGAGGCGAATACTGTTGCAGAAGCATTGAATAGTGCTACTATGGAAGAAGAAACTGCAATTGTAGGTGCTTTTACCGTAGTGAAAGAACTAGAAGAAGCAGTAATGGCAGAAGACACTGTCATAACAGCAGACAATATGCTTATTCATGAATTAAGCAGTAAAGTTATTCAAGAAGAAACTGTTAGTGTTTGGGGTTTAATAAGTGCTTTCACTGTTCTTAAAGCTGTTACAATTGTCGGAGTCATTGCAGGAATCGCTATTACATTAGGAAGTTTAGCATTACAAGCACAAGAAGCCAAAGAAAAAGTAGATGGCTTCTACGATGTACTAGATAACGGTGAATCCTACATAAACGAAGCAAAAGATGATGTAGAAAGATACACAGCACAAATCCAAGAATTAAACAACCAACTAAGTCAAGTACCTGAAAACAGCAGAGAATATCAAAGAATAATGGGTGAAATAGACCAAGCCGAATCACGAAGAGATACAGCACAAGGAACAATCAACAGTTTAGAAGAAGCATACCCTTATGCTAAAAACTTCAACGAAGAATATCAAAACACACTCAAAGACATACAATATGACTCACAAGGCAGACTTAAAAACATATATCAACAATTAGGACAAGATGCTGACCAAGCATCAGATTCATCAGCAATGTTTTTAACCAAAGCGATGGAAGGTGCAAATCAATTAGCATATGCTTCAAAAGAATATGACAATGTATTAAATTCAGGATTTGACCATATAGACCAAATGCTCCCAAAAATGAAAGAAGCAGAAATGACAGATGAACAAAGACTCCAATATGCCGAAGATTACAGTACAGAATTATACAAAAATGCTGAATTATGGAAAAAATGGAACGAAGGCGATTTCTGGGCAGGATTCGGAGGAGTATTATCTGATTTGAAACTTCAATGGATTGATTTAACCGAAGGAATGTTTAATTTTAATAAAATTTTTACACCAGAATTTGAAGATTTCTTAAATACTGAATTTAATTTAGGCGAGATACTTGAAAATTGGTGGAATCAATCTGATTTTTCTAATATAATCGATATTGAATCAGTTCTTAATGAAAATATTATTCAACCATGGAATGATTGGGTTAATAATCTGCCATCATGGATAACTAGTGAAATTAACTTAGGAGAGATTATTTCTAACTGGTGGACTAATGATGTTTTAAGTTCTGATTTGGTTACTGAGTTCCAACAAAGTTGGAATAATTTCTGGGGAGATTTTGATTTAATGGAAGGTATCATGAATATTTTTGGTGGGGATACTGGTGAAGGAGCTGGTATTACTAAGGATATTCCTGAAAATAATTTCATTAATCAATTGATCCATAATCTTGTTGGTGATGACCCTTGGGGTTCAATGCAGTCTGCTGTTGATATGTATATTATTCAACCGTTTAGTCAAGGTATTCAGAATGGTTTGGCTAATATTCCTATTGTTGGTGATATTCTTAGTATGTTGGGTTTAATTGACTCTACTGCACCAAATGCAGAGGAAAAAGGTAATAATCTCGGTGTTTCTTTTGGTACTGCTGTTGAGGGTTATATTCGTAATATTCCTATTGTTGGGGATATTTTGTCTTGGTTAGGTTTGATTGATAGCACTGTTCCCACAGCTAACTCCAAAGGTAACTCTGTTGGGTCTAATATTAAAGAAGGAGTTAATACAGGTAAGCAGGGAACTGCTCAGTTAGTTCGTAATGAAATGGCAGAGGTTATTTCTGCTGTTTCAAGTAAGGTTGGAGAAGCTTATTCTGTTGCACAGGGTGTTGGTAGTGCAATTCTTAATGGTATAAATAGTATTATTCAACACCATTCCCCAGGGATACCTGCTAAGTTAATTATGGCTGAAATGAGTGAGATTCAACTTGCTATGGATAATGCTGTTGATGGTGTTTATCTCTCTGCTCAGAGTGTTGGTGAAGCTATTACTACGGGTATTCAACCAAATACTGATATTAGTGTTGATGCAGAAGCATTAGCTCAATATAGGGCAGATAGTATGGTTGCTATGGGTATGGCTGATGAAACAGTAACAACCACAGAAGGAGCTTTTAGCCAATTAGATATGAGTACAGGGCTTACATTTGCAAACATCGGTAATACAATCGGTACAACAATGACCAATATCGCAACCACCACAAAAACAAATTACCAAACAGTATTCACCACCACAAAAACCCAATTAAGCAATATGCAATCAGAAACCACTAAAAACATTAATCAAATCAAAACATCATGGAACGGAATGCAAACAGCATTAATCAACTCAGCTGAACATATCCGTAGTGAAACTGGTGCTAAAATACATTCCTTGCAAAACAATATGGCAACATTTTGGAGAAAAGTACAAAATCCAGCATTACTCTTAGGAGCTGGTTCTCCAAGTGAAGAAAAAGGTGCAAGAAGAGTAAGACATAGCAGTTCTATGACTGGTGTAAGAAATATGCTTTCACCAAAAGGTTTTGCTGGAACACCAAAACTCTCCCGTTCAAGTAGTAACCCACAAGGAGCTTCAACGGGAACTGGAATAAGCGATAAATACAAAAACAAAACAATCAACGGTATTAAAATTTATGATGCTTTGAATGAGTATCTTGAATGCTTACAAGAGGGTAAACCTTGTTATGCTGGTGGTTGGGATTTCAATTGGAGTAAAGATATTAAAGATGCTTTGTTGAAATGGCATACTCACTTTGGTGATATATATGACCCTTATTTATATGTGGGTAAATTTGAAAATGATACCTTCCCAGTTCGTGGTATAGCTCCAATTGCTAAGAATTATATTTATGATGCGATTAGAAGGACTCAGTATGATTTCTATTATGACCATCGTTATGATCCACTAACTGCTTGGAATCGTGGTGCTTTTAATTGTTATGATGGTGCTTTGTTGGTTATGGCTTTGGCTCGTGCTTTTGGTTTCCCTAATGCGACTATGGTTCATGGGTCTTGGGACGGTATTGCTCATGTATGGGCTAGGATTGCTGGTTTGGGTGATATTGATGCGACTGCTATTCAAGGGGGTTATGGTTTTACTGCTAGTAAGGTAACTGGTGCTGGTGGTGATGTTAAACCTCATTTCAAACATAATAGAGTTCCATCTAGTGATAATGGTGGTACTTCCAATACTTTTGGGGATATTCATATTCATATTGATGGTACTGGTAAAGACAGTAAAGAGATTGGAGATGAAGTTAGGAATGTTATGGTGGACTTGATGAGTCCTAATCCATCTACTGGATACTAATATTCCTATTTTTTTTATTTTTTTTTGTATGGGAGTGAAATAATACTATTGAGATAATTGTGTTAAAAAAATGGTGTGCTACTAATTACTTTGTGGGTTCAATTCCCACCACTCCCAATTTTAAATCGATTTAAAAAAAAGGTGAATTTATGACAGATGAAGAAGTTACTAGTGTTTTTTTGGAATTTAAGCCAGTTGGGAATTTGCATTGGATTATTAATAAAGCAAATACTTTTAGTTTGGAGCAGATGACTATGTCTGACCCTACTAATCGTTTTCAGTTTATTCCCGTTCAGAATTGTCAAGATAATTGGAGTGCGAATATTAAATCTACTGATTATAGTCTTGACCCTACGAAGATTACTAAGTGCCAGTATATTGATGAGGGTAATAATACTGTTGCTGATGTAGACCCAGCACCAGTCAAGTTGATTGCTCAGCCACAAGGTTATGGTGGTGTGATTGTTACTTTGGGTGAACAAGCTGTTATTCGTTTGACTAGTACACCACAAGATTTGAAAGGGATTTTTTTGGTTAATTCGGCGAATGATGTGGTTTTAGCTTATTGTATTTTGCCCGAGCCAGTTCAAGTGTATAGTTATTTGCAGTTGAATTATGATTCTCCGATTATTGAGATTATTCCTACTGCGAATACTCAATTGTAGATATAAGTATTATGGTGATTATGATTATGATTATTAATTTAATGAAGTGGGGGTGAAAGGAAATGGAAACAGTATTGAAAAGACCTCGTTCTGTGGCTAGTGAATATGTAGCAAGGGGTAAAGAATGGACTTACTTGAACAACTTTACTATGGTTGATGGTTATGTAGCACAATGTAATGAAATAGACACTATTGCTGGTGCAGACTACAAACCATATCCAGTAATAACAACAAATTATACTTTTGACATTCCCACAGATGCTGTAATCACTTCAATAAGCATTGTCTATCAAGACAGAATGTTATCATACGAAACAGATGTAGATATAAGATACTACCCAAAATTTGGTAAAACAAAATTCAGTTTTGTAGGTTGTGATATTACAAAAACATTGACTGGTGAAGCTCCAACAATGAACTTCACACAGAAAAGATTAACACTGAAAAATCCTACGATAACTCCCGAACAGTTAAACAGTACGGAGTTTGGTGTAAAAACTGAATATGCTTACAATGAGTCCAAAGACCATGTTGGTGGAATCTATGTTTCATATGTGAAAGTTGAAGTTGAATATGAAATTCCAAGATACCATGTGTCAATCACTGAACCAAGACACAAGGGAACGAATGTAACTTGGAGTACACCTAATGACCCCACAATTGTTAATATTGGTCAAGAGTGCAATACTACTGTTTATTTCAGAAGTTTAAATGGTTATAATGGTGGTAAGCAGACAGTACGGATTAATTTTCCAATTAATTATAAGTATTTGTCAATAGACCAAGAATTGGGAGAGATAATCTATTACGAGGATAAAAATTATGTGGATTGGGTTGTAAGCCCACCATTAGACAATGTTGGTGGAATATGTAGAGTTGTTGGTTGTAATATTAAATTCACTCCCCGTAGTCTTGTTAATAGTGAGATGGTGTCTGCTACTTGTTTGAATAATGGTGTAACTGCTACTTATTATATTATGACTGAGGGAGATAGTACAAGATATGTCGATGGTGTCTATTATTCAAAAGATAGATACTGGGGAAATGATGTACAATTCTTATTACCACAATTACATAGATTAACTCCAACGGAAGAGGCAGATGAGCTTCGTATTAACTTCATTATCGATGTAGACAAGGAAGCCCTATGGAGTAATGCTAATTTATACCCATTCAAAATGCAGTTATGGAGTGTAACCAATGAAGAATATGTTCCGTTTAAATTAGTAGATGCTACTTCTCATATTAATAGTCCGATTGATTCGTGGAGTTCATCAGCAGACTTCCCCGTAGAAGTATACTGTTATGACAAATCCAATCCAATACTGTATGATGGTCAGTTCGAGGTACTGGATCTTGATAAGTATACGGGAACTATCAGCACTCAATTGGTGGTGAAATTCCATCAGTTTGAGGGAGATGCTGGGGAGTATGAATTAAGAGTGTTTATTCCTCACGATGATGAGTTCCAAGCTTTTGATATGTATTATCAGAATATTTATATTCTTCATGAGAAGTATGCTGTTGCTGAGATTTCTACTGAAACTTGGTATATTGATACTCCGAATGTGGCTACTACCGTTGAGGGTGGGGGTCATGCTTTTCAATGTAAGACAGCTTATGGATTTCAATGGCATACTCGTATGAGTGGTTCTACTTGCACATTAGAAAGAAGAGTAAGACATATTGGTGGTTTAAGACTGCCTAAGAGCCATTATGAACCTAAATTGAAGTTTAGTAATAAAGTAAACAAAGGTACTTATAAGAATCGTGCTTATTATAATAAAACTGGTCAATGGGAACATGATTTGTCTTTAAACATTTATTTACCTAAATTCCATTGGAGAACACTTATGGAATTTGTTAAAATGGATAAACCAGTGGCTATTGACACTTGTCCGACTTGTGATGATGATGATGTACTTAATCACAGAGGGTATGTTGAAATAGAGGATATAAGTAATGTGGAAAGAGTTAATGGTTGGTGGTACAAAGGAGAGATTGGTGTTCAAAGAATCACTGACAAATACTTTGGTAAAGCAAATATCGTTAAAGGAAATCGTGTTTGCCAAGCAAGAATACCTTACAGCTTACTAAACATACTTGATTTCGGAGATTATTATCTTGAATACTTCGATTTAATCGGTGGAGGACAGTTAATATATGATAAAGAGAATGGAATAATCAATCAGATTATTGTACCTACTGGGGAGGATTTGCATTTGAAATCTAAGTGGGTTGTTAAAGATATTTCTGATTATAAGTTCGAGTGGACTAGTACAATGCCTCACGAAGCCACTGAGGAATATAATGATTATAAGAATAATTCTATTGTGTATTCTATTATTAATCAGCATACTGGTGAAACTGTATTAACATATACCTTATATGATTTTACAAATACTGATGAAGTCGGACATCTTGTTAATACTTGTAAAGTGTCTTGTACTTTGTTTAATGGTACTGATTCACCATTATTATTGTTTAATAAACAGATTAGATTGGATTATGATGAGAATAATCCTTATGATTATTCTTCTACTACTAGATTAGAATTTAATGCTACTGAATTGTCTATTACTGAGTATGGAATTACTGGTCAAGAAGTATTAGAAAGAAATATTCTATTGCCTAGTGGTGAATACCTTATTGATGTGGCTTTCTGTAATCATGATGTGGGTTTATTAGAACCCGATTTCATTAGCACATTGAATATTGAAGCAAAAGAGAATATATTAGCTAATCCTCTGTCTAATTTGTATTCTGATATGTTGGTGTCTAGTTTTGTGTTACCCGACCTCAAATTGCTCTTTTACAGATACAGTGATGATGGTATTTTATGGTATTACACTGGTGATACAACAGCACAGTATGTTGTAGATGGATTCCAGCAATATAAAGGTGGAGTAGACTTACAAACAGTTAATGGAGTAAGTATACTCTATATAGACAACTACACACAAACATTAGTCTTAACTAACGGATTAATCAAAGTTGCATTTGACCGAACATTTGGATTAATAATGTTCTACACTTACGATGCTACAACAAGAAAATTCCAGTATGTCAATATGCTAAAAATCGCTGACTGGTCAATATTCGATATTATTTCGATTACTGATGACAAAGCAGTAATTCAATTTGGTGAAACTATTTGGACTATGTGGAGAGGACACCCATTCGTTCAGTGCGAACATATTGGAGTGGACTTAATAGTCAATGATGATTATGATACAATCTTATCCGAAGCTCTCGCAACAAGTGATGGTGAAGTTATCTACGATGGAACATATGGTAAAAAAGAGAATTACTTGTATAATATGATTGTAACTCCCGAATTATATGTTCGTGGAACTAATGCACCACACTTTGTCAGTGGAGATGAAGTTAGATTAATCTGCTATGTTAAAAATAAATATGGGGAATATTTAAACAGTACAGCATATGTAAATGCAGATGAAATCGGAAAAGTTAATTTTATTATCAATGATAAATCCAGTAAAATTGATCCAACACCACAACTTGATAATCAGAACCGTTGGTACTGGGAGTATGTGTTTACACCAGCTTATGTGAATGATGATTACCAAGCATATGCAAGATTTATACCAAAAGGAGAGTTTACTGATGGTGTTTCTTCTGTTGTTCATTATAATGTCCGTAAATTAAATGCTAAGTTCAGTGTTAGTGGGAATAGTAGTATGAGTACAAATGATGTGTCTGCTACAATTACTTTTAATTTGAAAGATGGTAGCAATCATAATATTGCTGGTGAGGAAGTTACTATTTATCAAGATGGTGAAGCTGTTGCTAATGTTGTAACAAACAGCAGTGGTAATGCTACATATACTTATCCGATTGATGGTGATGGTCAGTTCTATTTCTATGCTTCTTTGATGGATTCTATATTGTATGAAGATTGTACTAGTGCAACTTTCAAATTAACTGTTGCTGATGCTAATAAAACTGATGTTACATTGGTTGATGCTATTACTGTTGGTGATGAGGGAACTGTAACTTTACGGTTTAATGGTGTGTCTACGGGTAATGTGAAAGTTAAAATCAATGGTGAAGAACATACTTTTGCTATGAACAGTTCTAAGACCATTCATTTGCCGAAAACTGGTCAGTACACATATACTGCCGAGTATCAAGGTGATTCTACTCATAATCGTGCTACTTTGCATGGTAGTGTTACATTAGTGAAAGATGATTCTCAAACGATTAGTTTAAGTGGAGTATATCCATCTGCAAATCTTGGTGGCAGTATGGATATTACGATAACTGGGTCAATTTCTAACATGAAATATACAGTATATGACAATGGTTCACCAATTGTTGCTGGTAACCTAAGCAATGGTACAAAGACATTTAAGTATACTGCTAGTTATCTTGGAAGTCATTTGATTAAAGCAGTCTACAATGGAGATACTTGGAGAGAAAAAGCAGTGAGTGGAACATATGAAATCATAGTATCAGACACAACAACATCATTAGTGCATTCAAATGGAAGTATCTATCAATATACACAAGATTATGTTAAATTACTTGATTCTAATGATGACCCTATTGCAAACAAACAAGTAAAATATACTATCAACGGAGTAACCTATAATAAAGTAACTGATAGTAATGGGTACATCGAAATGAACATTAATCTACCACCAAATGATTATCCAGTTCATGTTATCTTTAATGGAGATGCTGGTCATCAAACAAGCTCTTTGGATTATGTGTTAAGAGTTAAAGAGTTAGAAACGGTATGGCAACCATCACATCTTCAACATGGGGATTATCAAGTCCGTACATCACCATACCAAATATGGAATAATCTTGGATTTGATGAGCCAAGTGGAGTTGGATATTGTACTTGTGGTTATTCTACTAATGCTAACGAGGTTATATCTGCAAAGACTGGTCAATGGCATACACCATCTAAATTAAGCTTGTATAATTTCGGATTTGACATTCCATCAAATGCTCAAATCAGAGAAATCAAAGTAAGAGTTTACGATAGACAATATAACCCTCGTGGTGGAGCATACCCAAATATCGGCAATGCAGTAATAACAATGCAAGGACATGACCCAAGAACTTGTGCAAGGCAACCAGTGAAAGCCAATACGGGATATGAGATTAATGAAGTGAGTTGGGTAAATCCTAATGTTACTCCACAAGCCCTGAATGCTGATACGAATGAAACGGGAGCTAATGCTTTTACTATCGGCATTCAGTATGGTAAGAATGATTCTAACAACACTGGTGCTATAATGTTGAAATATTTTGAAGTATGTGTAAGATACTTACTAAACACAGTTAAGGAGTGATTAAATATGGAAAGTACAATACCAAGAGATTCCGTTGTGTCATTTGATACTACTTCTAACTGCGAAATGTATAATAGTTATGATAGGGTTGGATTAAGTGTTATCCGACCTAATCACAAAGAGATTCGCTTGAATAGAATAACTGCAAATGATATTACTGTATTCTACCCGTTCGTTGTAACTGAAGTAGACCACAACGAACCCAACAGTGTTGCTTTGGAATACTTGTACATGAAAGACCAAGAAATCAAAATTACGAGATGATGCTCCATGGCTGGAATACAAAAACACAACAAAAAATCATGGAGCGATTATCAAAGATATGCAGACCATGTTTACGATGAAAAGTTTTTATTGGAGATTTTTCATAATGAAAAAGAATATGAGCAACAATTTCCTTGTTCTACCGATTCTGCGATTCGTGTGTCTAATGCGAAGATTGATGGTTGGAAATCCGAAGTTAATTATGTGAGCAGAGATGGTAATGACTATTTCTTGTATATAGACTTCGTTGCACCAGTAACGGGTGAATACAACATCGAAGTGTTATATAGAACCCATGTAGAGGGTAAATACATTAGTTTATGGGTTGCTGATGGTAATGAAGTTGTTCATTACTTAAATGGTAGCCCCGAGTTCCGTACAAGAGAAATACATAATTATCACTTCCAAAAAGGACAACACAAATTCCAATTAAACTGTAATGCTAATATTCATGTTATAGGGATTGTTATTAAGAAAATTACTGTTTATCGTGGTGATGATAGTCTTAAAAGGGAAAATCGTTTAACTTTAATCAAAGCTACAAATAAATGTACTGGTGGGGTAAGTGCAGATGAATTATCATTTGAAATACTCTATGACTCAGCATGGGCAGACCCCACATCACTAACCAATTACATTTTCGATTATCGTGATGAAGTTAATTTCTATTTAATCAATTCATATGGTCAGATGGAGCGAGTATTCGGTGGATATGTATCTACTTGCAACTTATCATCTAATGAAACCACTTTAACCATCAATTGTGCTGGAAGATTAGTTGATGGAGATAAAAGATACATCGTTGAAGAAATGGAACTCGGTGGTATCGCAAGTAGACTAGAAGACAATTACCCACTTGAATACACTAGAAGATTTGAAAGCTACAACGAAGCTACACAATACTTGTTCGAGAATTACGAACAACAACTATCCAGCAACATAGACAAAATACTATCAACAAGAAAATACGATGGAATAAACTTTGACTATACAACAGCAGATAAACTCGAATTATGCAAAACAGAAAACATAACCACCGAACTAATGCCATTAGGAGTTTATATCCGTAATGGTGCTGGTGTGAATGTTCAACGAATGGATCTGTTTAACAAGTCATGGTATCCGAACCAAGAACCAGTTTGTCTTGATGAATATCCTATTTTCTATATCGAATATGGGTTAGGTGAAGCTGTAACTCAATTAGAAGCTGAGAAAACAGAAAATACTGCTACTACTGGTAGTAGTGGTGGTGTAATCACCACAAATATGTTCCCAACTTGTGGTTGTTGCTATGGTACACCGTATCATAGGTATCAGAAAACTTGGAAAAACTACTGTCCGAACTGCCATAAGAGTGGAACACTCGTAGATACTCCAAAAGGTACTGTTGATGGTGAATTAACTTGCAGTATGGCGAAAGGGGGTTGTGATGCCGATTACTGTGGTTACTGTGGTGGTGATAAATGGGGTGGTGGAAAATGCCGAAGAGTAAAACTAACCCCAGCAAGTGCAACAGAAACCACTAATAATGGTGATGGTACTGGTAAATCCAAATCCAGTGTTAATCCATTCGATGTAGTGTTCGCAGAAGTCAGTCGATATGCCTATGGAGAGGGTATTTCAACCGTTAGTCAAATGAGAGCCAATGGTTATGGTGATGATAAAGCTTTTAGTGATTTGATTTACTCCGAACTCGTTGATATGGGGGTTGGAGCTAAAATAGTTGAAACCACAAAAGGTAATAAATCTGATTTCCGTAGTGTACTGGTTAAAACAACTGGTGGAAGTTATGAAGATTTCCCATATGATAAAGATAATTTTAAACAGCATTTCGGTACTAACTTATCTCCAAGCAGTTCAGCAAAGAACGGTAGAGTACATCTCCAACACGATGGACTGGGAGTAAACATCAAAGATGGTACAATAGAGGGTACAAATGCTGTATCCAACGGTTTTGATAAAGATAAACCGTTTAAAGCTTATATTGTATTGGAGTATAGTGTAAGTCTTGATAGTGATGCAAGTCATCATTTGGCTTTTATTGATTTTACAGCCAGTAAGTCTGATGATTTCCAAACTTACAGTGGATTAACTCCAATTTTCATTAATAATGTCATAAATACCAGCAGTGTGTCTGTTATTGATAAAATGCTTGAACAATGGCAGACACCTCATGTTTATATGCACCGTTTGTATTTCGAGTATGTGGTGCATAATGAAGCTTTGTGGGAAGAAACACAGAAATCTGAAACAACTGATGATGAGGGTAACACTACTACTGAATCTACTGCTACAAATGATTTTTCATCATATAAGATGATTATTCGTAATTGTGGATTCCGTAATGGTACATTACTTAACCCAGTGGATTTAGGTGCTACTGGTAAGACTATTAATTCTGTTTTAAGCACTGTACTTGATGATGGTGAGTTAAAACTTAAAATGTATTACGGACAACATCGTAGAGAAGATAAAGCCATATTGTCAAAAGACAAGAGTGAAGTACCAACTTTCACTATTGATGAGTCTAGAAATGTTTTAGGCATTAGCAATTGGAATTATACTCCGATTAACGATTTTATTGATAGGAGTCTTGTTGTTTTCAAAAACAAGGTTGGTGGTGATGAGGACAAAGGTGCTGTATATAATTATACGGAATCAAGAAACCCCTCAGATATTTTACGGTATGGTGAGATTAATAGTTTAACAAGTCTTTCTGATGATATAAGTAGACAAGAGGCATATTATAATGCTAAAAAAGAGTTTAAATCTTCTGTTGGTGATAGTATGACTGTTACAGTGTTTGGTTGTCCTATGGATATTCATTGTGGAGATTATGTCGAATGTCTATTTGAAAACTCAGAGTATAATGACATAAAAGAGATTAAATCGATTGAAAGAGAGTGGGATATTAAACAAGCTCCACATATACAAACAAAAATCGGTTTAAACAGACCAAACCCAGAGTTATCACTTAGGAAGAAATTTGAGGAAGAAAGACAAATGGCGAAAGAACATAAAACATTATTCAGTAGAACTGCTATCTATGATGATGATATTTACACTTGGGAGGAATAAGGAATGGCTAATAATGATATACATTACATACGAAAAGAATTAGACCGAATACAAGTTAGTATGGCTCAATTTAGTGTTGAAACTGAATATGCCCAATCTTCAAGTGATACCACAGCACCAACCACTGGTTGGGGAACTGAAAAACCCTCACCAGCCGAGGGTAAATTCATATGGGCAAGAAACATCATGAATTTCGGCTATGGAGATATAGTAACTGAGCCATGGTGTACTGGCGATGGATTAGAGCATATTCTCAGTATTGATGTTGAATATATAGCTCATTCTGATGCTTTTCAACCACCATCACAATCATCTGAATTTTGGAGTACCACTGCACCATCTATTCAAGCTGGGCAGTATATTTGGACTAGAACCAAAGTAGTTACTACTGTCAGTACGAACTATACTGATCCAGTACGGATAACTGGTTTGCAAGGTACTGCTGGTAGTAATGGTATTGATGGTAGAGCTGGTAAAGATGGAAAAGGTATTGAATTTATCTTTAAACGGTTTGCCAATAAGATTGATAATTGGAATAATCCACCGAGTGGTGTAGTTAATCCAGCTACTTTGTCTGCTAATCAAACTGATGATTATGTGCCTACTGGTTGGACTGATGACCAAGAAGAAGTTACACAATCATTACCTTATCAATATGTGTCTACAAGGACTAGGAGTGTTGCTAGTGGTCAAACAGATGGATTATGGAGTCAATTCAACACACCAAAACTATGGAGTACATATGGTGAAAAACCGTACTGTCATATTCGTTATGCTGATGTAAATCCACCAACAGAATGGAGCGAAACATATGCTTATCCACAGACTTCTAATAATGGTGTAACAACTTATCATAAATATGAGGGTTATTTGTGGAATGATGAGGCAACTTTGTCTGTTGCTAATCAAAACCCATCATTATTTACTTGGAGAATTTACAGACCGACAATTGGTATTGCTGGGGAGAATGGTAGTTTTCTTCATATTATGTATGCTGATGATGAAGCTGGAACTAATATGAACCAACTTGATGGGGATTATATGGGTACTTGTGTTACTTATGAAGAATTAGACCCCGAGGACTTAGAAGATGCTGAATTGTATAATTGGGTTCGTATTCGTGGTAATACTGGTAATGGTAATGAGTTTGTTTATTATACTACTGCTAATGCTAGTTTTAATGGTTCTCCATCTAATATTCAGACTTTATCTAATCATGATGTGTGGTGTGAAAGACCTTATGGTGTTTCAGAAACTTATCCTTATTGTTATATTTCTGTTCGTGATTGGGATAGTTCTAATGAACAGTGGGGTAATTGGAGTCCTACTGTGCTTTGGGCTAAGTTTGGTGAAGAGGGGAGTCAAGGACAACAAGGTGAACGGGGTGAAGATGGTGTAGGTTTGGAGATGATTTTCGCAAGGAATAATTCTACTACCACTGCTCCAACTTTTAGTAATTATGAGAACCTAGATACTTTTACTGGTACTGTTAATAATAAACATTTTTCTGATAATGATTTCGTACCTAATGGCTGGACTGATAATCAAAGTGGAGTTGATTCTTCCCATACTGTTGAATGGGTAGCGATGAGGTTTAAAACCATTGGTAATGATGGTAAAACAGCTTCATGGGGTAGTTTTAATACTCCAAAGGTATGGGCTACTTACTCAGAAGATGGTCGGGGTGTAGTTAGTATTCAAGAGGAATATGCTGTACATACAAGTTATTCTACTGCTCCTACTACTGGTTGGAGTACAACAAGACCTACTTATGAAGCTGGGAAGTTTTATTGGACTAGAAGTGTGATAACATATACTGAGGGTAGTCCTACTACTACTACACCCGTTTGTGTGAGTGGTCTTGATGGTACTGATGTTCATTATATTTATTATTGTTATAATAGTACCTCTACTCCGAATCCACCATCTTCTGATAGTGATATTCATACTAATTCTTCTACTATGTCGCAGAATTATGGTAAGTGGGTTGAAGACCCAGTTCCAGTTACTTATACTAATCAGTATATTTATGTTTGTGTGAGGAATACTAATTATGTGAATGGTGTTAAGCAGTGGTCTAATTGGAGTACACCAGCTTTGTGGTCTAGGTATGCTCTTGATGGTAGTAGTGGTAGTAATGGTGTTGATGGTAAAGGTTATGAGTATGCTTATAAGACTACTAATGCTCCTATTCAATCATCTGATAAACCTAGTGGTACTGTTACTGCTACTACTGGTTATGATTGGGCGAAAGTGCCAGTTCCGATGACTGCTACTTATCAGTATATGTATATATCATATCGTACTAAAACGGGTGATACTTACGATAATAATGGGAAGTGGAGTAATAGTGCTTTGTGGTCTAAGTATGGTCAAGATGGAACTCGTGCAACGGGTTATCTTGTACTTGATGACTCACACGAACCCCACCACAGCAGTGGAACGAATAATGGGGTTGAATATTCTCATTGGATTGAAAGAGCTTCTGTTTTATCTGATAGTGGGTTCTCTGAGATACTTGTTGGTGATTGTTTAAGACATACGAATTATCTTTATCCAGTAATTGGAATTTCAACATCAAATAATCCATTACTTGGTCAAAGAATCAATATTAAAGGGGATACTGGTGCTACTGGAAGAAGTATTGGTAGTGTGGAAAACCAATATGCAGTAAGTACAACAACAACAGCCCCAACATCAGCTTCCGAATGGAAAACAAGCATCTCCGAACTACCACACAGTTATGGCAGTACATACAAATACCTATGGGATAAAGAAGTAAGCAAAGACACTAACAATACAGTCATCAGTGAAACTGATCCATCTATTATCGGTGTGTATGGTGAGGGTGGTGGAAATATTGCTAGTATAACGGAAGAGTATATTCTTTCAACAAGCACCACTGCAAGTTCACAAGTAGGGTCTTGGAGTTCTAGTGTGCCTACTATGACTTCTACGAACAAATACTTATGGAATCGTGAAGTAATCACTTTTTCCAACCCAACTTCTACTAAAACAACTACTGCTAAGATTATTGGTGTGTATGGTGATTTGGGTTATAGTATGTACTCTCTTGATGACAATTATACTCCACAAGCATATGAGGGAACAAGCACTGGTGGAATAACATATTACTACCGTAGAAGTGTTACAGATGTTTTAAGCCACAGTGATGCCTCAGTAATTCGTGTTGGTGATAAAATCATTTGTGGAACATACATTTACCCAGTAGTAGTTATTGGTTCAACTAATGTTGGTTTTGGTGAAAGAACTCAATTGAAAGGTGAAGCTGGAAAAGATGGATTAGGTTTAGAGCATATTTTCTATCGTTCAGCTACGGAAATCGATTGGTCTACAATTACCTCACAATCACAGAATGCAAATACGAATCCAGCCAATTGGAGTGCTGACCAAGGTGATGATTATGTTATGAGTGGAACGGGTTGGCAAGATGACTCACAAGGAGTTACTGTTGATTATCAGTACGAATATTGCAGTATCCGTACAAAATACATTGATACAGATGGAGTAACAGCTTTATGGGGAACATTCTCCCAACCAAAGTTATGGGCAAAATACGGCGATGGAGATAAAATCTATGAAATAACTGCCGAACCACAACAATATACGAATCAATCATATCCCGACCGAAAATGGTATGTTCGTTTCTCTGCTGTGAGTTCTGAGGTTGATACGAGCATTATTACGGTTGGAGATGTGTTTAAATGGACTACTTTCCTTTATCCAGTTATTCGAGTAGCCCCAAACATTGAAAATCCCACAATTTATTTCGGTGAAAGAACTCAATTAAGGGGTGAAGATGGATTAACTGTTGAGATGAGTGATATAATAGATGAAGTGAATACTAATTTCGATTTGGATAATCTTGATGCTACTACTTTTGATGGTAGGGCTAGTTCTGAGTTTATTTTAGCTGAACCGACTGGTGGAGCTATTACTCAAACAGATACTACTGGTGTTGTCCGTTATCAGAAATTAGGTAATCTTGTTATTATCAATGTTGTGGACTGGAAAGTAATTAATACAGCTGGGGGAGATAGTTGGGAACCGTTCTTAATGACTTCTAATGATACTACTTCTAATTATGTGTATGTTCCAAGTGGTTACAGACCCTCTGAGAACACCATTACTCCTTGTGGGAATACTAGTGGAAGTAATTCAAGAGCTACTCATGTCCGTTTAAACAGCACTGGCTCATTGGTATTTAAAAGGAAAGGTTTTTACAATGAAACAACGGGGGATTATGAAACGGTGTCTTGTAATTTTATTTTCTTTGCTGATACTCGTACTGCTACCACTTTGTCATGGAATAGTACGGATACTTTGCAAGTAGGGGATTATTTGATTGCTACATTGAAAAATGCTTCTAATAATAATCCAATAAGTGGTAGAAATATTTCATTACTCTTTAATAGTACAACTGCAACTACACAGACTACTGATGCTAATGGTAGAGCTTATTTCAAGTTGAATTATGAGGGTAATGACATTGATGGTTCTCTACTATATAATTATACTTTTCAGCTGAAATTTGGTGGAGATGCTACATACAAACCATCGACAATCACGAATAATGCTTTTTATTTGAAGAAAGTTATGAATCCAGTTATTGTTGATGATACTACGGATATTTATCGTTCTACACCTATTACTGGTTATGTTAAGAATAATTCATCTACTAACAGACCAATACAAGGTGTACCAGTGCAATTAGAGTTCACTAACGGTAAAACATATACAACAACCACATGGACTAATGGTTATTTCAGTATACCCCACCCAAACGATAACATCGCATACAATAACTTAACTCACCTTTTTACAATAAGGATTCTTTCAAATGATTATACTGCGACAAAAAGTGCTGAATGGTCAAAATATTTCAAACCATAAAATGATGGAGTGGATAAATAATGCAAAAAAGAACATGGAACGGAAGTACAAAAGAATGGATAGAAGAAAGACACTACACAAAAGATGAAGTAGATGAAAAAATTGGGGAAATAGACTTAATACTTCCCCATACTTCTATGACTGCTACGATAAATTATACTAATGGTACATCTAAAACTATTAGATTGCTTGTTGATGAAATAACGGAGTGATAAAGTATGGTTAAGAAAGATAATCAATATTTGAAAACAATTGATGAAAAAGTACGAGGTGAAACAGTAACTGGTGTTCATACGGATAATTACTACTTGAAAGATATATCTGAGAATATTGGTACTGGTGGTGGAGATGTTGATTTGAGTAAGTATGTTAAAAAGTCTGATACTAGTGGTTTGTTGAAGAATGATGGTACGGTTGATACATCTACTTATCTTACAACTCATCAAGATTTATCTGATTATGTTGAAAAATCAGATACAACTGGATTGATAAAAAACGATGGTACAATCGACACATCAACTTATCTTACAAGCCATCAAGATATAAGTGGAAAAGTAAACAGTACGGATTTAGATACATTAGAAATAACAATAAATTATATAGATGAATCAACAGCCACTTACAACCTTGCAATATGGAGTGATGATTAGAATGGGATTATTTGACAATGTAGCAAGTGTTGTAATGGATAATAAAATAGTATCTTCAATTGTTACGGGTGATGGTGGCATATTATATCAAAAAACTGGTGCTACTTCTTTGTCTATTAATGTTCCATTAAATCTAGTGTATAGTGATGCTTTTAGTATTACTGGTTACTTGAAAGATAGTAATAACACTGGATTAGTTGGAGAAACAGTTTCATTGAAAGTAGGGTCTACAATAGTAGACTCTACCACCACAACAACTGGTGGAGCATACTCATTCACCGAATCACCAGTTTCAGCTGGAAACCATTCATTCCAAGTAATATATGCTGGTGCTAATGACAATAGCCCTTGCAGTTCAAGTGTTGTAAACAGAACTATCGCAAAAGAAACCACAATACTAACACTAAGTTTAAACAAACAGAAATACAAAGTTGGCGAAACTGCTACTGCTACAATGACTTTAACTGATGATGATGGAACAGCACTAAATAATGCAACAGTATCATATACTATTGGAAGTACACAAAGCACCACTACTACAAACAATAATGGTGTAGCGACTGTTAATTTTACGGTTCAATCAAGTGTAACTTCTATTTCATGTGCATATTCAACTACTAGTAATTATTCTGCTTCAAGTGATTCTGAGAGTTTTAGTATTGTTATTCCGACTTTGTTGAGTTTGTCTTCTTCTACTCCTATTATTGAGAGTGGTACTTCTGCGACTGTTACTGCTGTTTTGGTGGATCAAGATGGTGATGGTGTTGTTGGTGAAACTTTATCTTATCAAATATTGTGTGGTGGTATTGTTTTGGATAGTGGTTCTGATGATACTGATGCTAATGGTGAGTTGGATATTGTTTATACTGGAACTGGGGTTGGAGATGTCGAGGTGATTGTATCAAAGAGCAGTATGTCATTACAAGAAACATACGAAATACTGGATACAAAATGGTATGCAACAGACTCTGATGTAATGACTTGGAGTACCTCATCAAGTGGAGTAAACACCAATTACAACTCCAATCACGTAATGAATGTTGGAGAAACATTATACATCAAATTACAGAACATACCAACAAGTGTGGTGGTTGGCGCAGTAGATGGTTCAAGTTATTGCCAATTGATGAAAGATAACAATCAATTGAAATTATATTGGGCGGGTTCTAATCAGAATGTTAGTGGGTCATTAAGCACCAGTACAGTAATGAAATTAGAAATAGTATCCAGTACGGAACAGAAATGGTATATAAACGATACATTGCTTAAAGATATAACCTCCCATATTTTAAACAGTCCTAAACCAATGATTAGGAAGTATCGTAATGATTCAGTAACTGTTGACTATATGTACATACTATAAAAAGGAATCAAGGCTTTATAATGCCTTGATTTTAATATCTTTAATAGTTGTGTTTCTTTGACTGTGGAAAGCACCCAACTCGAAGTATTGATAATCTGCTGATTTAGTAATAGTATGTTTCAATACATCATTTCGGTAAATCTTCAACACATGATTTTCCCTTGTTACTTGTAACTCGGTACGAAACATATATCTTACATTTCAGACAACAACCTATCTAAAACGGGAATATCAACAACAATAATCCTATCATTCTCCAAAACCTCATAACAACCATAAGGAAGCCCCAACGAATGCAAAATCCCACTAACTTGACCCACATCACGATAAGTAATACTAATAATCTCATGTTTAAAATCTTTAAAAACAAGAACATTATTCAAATTATTCTTTCGTAATCTTTGCATAATATCCCCCATATGGGCAGTAGCAAGGTTAAATTTTTCTGAATAAGTAACAATTGTATCTTTTTCATCACCATCATAATCGTATTCTATATGTAAATACTCTACTTCTTTACCGTTAATAAAAAATGCCATAGATTATATTTTATTTTTGTATTATTGAAATAAGTTAAAGGTGATAACATTTAGACTTGAAAAATAAATTATGATACTCTACTGATAAATCAGAAGTAAACGAAAAAGAAACAAGCTGTTACAACAACAAATAATTAATTTAATAATTAGGAGAGAAATTAAAATGAGCTTAATAGACACAATAAAAGAAGTATTAAACTTAAATAAGAAAAATGCACAAATATATGCAACAACACTCCAAAAAACCTACGGAGAAAAAGAACCACTAGAAATCGGCTTATACGATAACAAAACACCAATCGCCAACACAGAAATCAACATCAACATAAACAACAAAGACTACAAAAGAACAACCAACAGCAACGGAATAGCCACCTTAAACATCAACCTACCACAAGGCACATATCGTGCATACATAACATTTGAAACAGAAACATACAACAAAATAAAAACCTACACAGATGTCATAATCAACCCCAAACCAATCACTACAAGAATAGAGG